AAGGCCGCAAGGCGCAGATGGAAATGTTAACCAAAGGAGATTGAGATGCCAATGGGTCCAGGTACATACGGCAGCCAAAGAGGCCGCCCAAAGAAAAAGGCCGCCATGAAAAAAGGTGGATTGACAGCCAAACAGCGCACCCTGCCAAAGAAGCTGCAGTCTAAAATTATGAAAGCCAAAAAGAAAAAGCGCTGATGGCTAAGAAAAAAAGCCAGGTCAACAAGGCCGGCAACTATACCAAGCCAGGGATGCGTAAGCGTATGTTCAAGTCTATTCTGGCAAGAGCCTCGCATGGCACAGCGGCCGGTAAATGGTCAGCTCGAAAAGCTCAGGCTCTGGCCAAGCGTTATAAGGCTGCGGGTGGAGGATATAGAAACTAATGCACAATCCACAGCACAGCTTGAAGCAATGGGGCAAGCAAGATTGGCGCACCAAGTCTGGCAAAAAATCAAGCGAGACAGGTGAGCGATACTTGCCAGCAGCTGCGATTGATGCCCTGTCGCCGGCAGAATATGCCGCAACAACCAAGGCTAAACGCAAAGCGAAAAAGGCCGGCAAGCAGTTCTCGAAACAACCCAAAAGCATTATGCAAAAGACACGTCGCTTTAGGTAGCTCGGTGCCAAAAGTTTTGGCACCCGTCGGTGCCAAGCCGGTGCCAACCGTGGCGTCTGTGGCGGTGTGTGGAGAATACCGCTTGACCCGTAACGCCCGTCAGGGCTAGAGTCGGACCCGTTGACACAGTTTTTGTCAGGTTCGAATCCTGTCGCGCTCACCATTTTTTAAGGTGTTAAGCCACTGAAAGTTAACGCTTTCGGTGGCTTCTTTTTTGTCTCGGTGCCAAGTTGGGTGCCAAACATTGTCAAAAAAAGCGACGAGAGTAACGGGACTATCCCTTGAACTTGACGTAAAACGTAACTATATTTTACGTATACAGACAAGCAAGGGAGACAAAACGATGCTTTACCAAATCCAGACAGCCTTCGCCGAGCTAGACGCCCAGATGCTGGAGCGTCAGACAGAGTGGGCAGTTGAGCGCTTCGATGAGCTGGCTGCTGCTCGCAAGGATGGCCGGTTTGCTGACCTTGACGTTTTTGAGCGCGGCGCTCGTCTCGTTGAACTAGCCGGTGGCAAAAAATGGTATGAGCAGATTACCGGCGGCAACAAGCAGATGCTCACTGAGTTTGTTGCCAAGAACGTGGCCGCCATCATTGAGAAGCGCAACGCTCGCATCGTTGCCGCTCTGACAAAGCAGGGCATCACAGAAATCCCTGCTTTCACTCTTTATCACCATGGCAACGGTTATGAGGGCTTCTTCAAAGTAGCCGGTCACCAGGTGACTATCCATACCATCATCGCTGGAGGCTACAACATCCAGTGCCTGCATGAGCGCACACTTATCAAAGCAAAGGCGGCGGCCTAACGGCCCCGCCAGAAAGGACGTAGACATGGCAAAGTGGGTTCTTGACAGTCTAGATGACTTCATTGTTTGGGCTGATGGTTCTATCGATACCGTCTTCACCAATGAATTGACCGGCGATGTCGAGTGGAAGCCAGCCACACCAAGTCAAATTGCGATGTATAAACAGCACAAGGCTTGGGTTGAAGCTGGTTGTCCAGCAGAGACATTTTCCCTTTCAGAAATATTAGGAGAGTGACATGAACCTCGAGATCAAACATTATCCATCACGCGCCAAGCAAGGCCGGGCTGCTTTTTGTGTAGACACACGGGGGCTGCTAAACGGCGGCAAGCGTAATTTCTATGACAGTAAGATTGCGGCTCAGAAATACATCGACAAGCTCAGCACTGAGCTTGTCAGTGACAGCGCCAACTCTTGGGATTGGACCTTTGAGGATCTGTATCACCGTTTTGTGGTGCATGTCGAAAATCAGGAAGCCAAGGGTGATATCAGTACATCGTCATGCGCTGAGAAGAAACGCGACAGCAAGCTTCTGCTTGGCTGTATGCTGAGCCCTAATCGGTCTGTCGCCAATACCAAGGTGCGTGACCTGACAGCTGGCGATATGCGCTTGAAGATCGTCGAGCAGCTGCGCGTCGGCAGAACCAAAAAGACTGTGGACAATATCCTGGGCTCTGTTCGGTATTGGTTTAACTACGCAATCGATGAGGGCTGTCGTAACAGCAACCCGGCGCTCGGCGTAAAAGGCAAGGGCGACAACGACAAGCCGGCCAAGGAAGTGGCACGGATTCAGACAGAGCTGGTTGATGCAATCATCGAAGCGATGCCGCAACATTGGGCGTTGATTGCGCGCTTTGCTGCCAAAACTGGATTGCGCCAGGGCGAGCTGCGCTGTCTTACCTGGGGTGACATTGAGTTTGCTGAACGTAGCCGCGTTCATGTAACCAAGGCGGTCAAGCATGGCAGTAACGAGATAGGCAAGCCAAAGACTAAACGTGGTGTGCGTAAGGTTCCGCTGACACCTGACATGAAACTCGCACTGCAGGAGCTGCACTTGGCATCTGGCCGGCCTGCCAAAACTGAGCTTGTTTTCCCTGGTCGGTATGGTGACCCGCTCGGCACCAATATATTCACCAAGGTGCTAGGTCAGGCTCACAAGAAGGCAGGCGTCGAGCGCATCCGCTGGCATGATCTGCGTCACTACTATGCCAGCCGGTTGTTACAAAAATTTGGTGCGGATTGGTGGACGATCACCAACTTGATGGGCCACGCCAGTATCAGCACAACGTCAGACGTTTACGGCCACTGGCTCGAAGACAAAGAGCGTGACGACAAGATTGCTGACGATGTCGCAGAAGCGTTCTAGGCAAGGCCGGCATTAGCCGGCCTCTTCTTTTAATCCCAGCTCGGCATCGAGCTTGTCTTTGTTTACATATATTGTACGACCACTGCGAACGATCTCGATATCGTGGGACTGAATCAAACGATATGCGCGCTTGTGCAGCTGGTCGGTATCACCACCAAACAAATACTGTGCGACTTGTCTGATTGTCAGCAATTTACCATCCATTGTCTTCAACCTCGATGGGTTCCTCTTCCCTCACTGGCGGGTCATTGCATACCAGTGAGAACGACATAACCTTTGGAAATTTTCGAACATCAGTTTCACCAGGCAATCGCTGAGCTACCGTCAGCCCGATTTGTACCCCGGCCGTATGCAGTGCGCGCCATAGATCCTCGCAGATCTTTTCCTGGCTCGCCGTCATAGGCGCAAAGGAGTTGGTGGTATCGCTATATTCGGTTTGGAATTGCAAAAACGCTGTGCCTCTATATTCGTAAGGCTCCCCGTTCTGATCATTCTGCAGCACGTTTTTACGCATCTTAAATTTAGATCTTGAAAATGTCGGGCTAGGCATGTCTCTCTCCACTGTTTAGTTTTTCGTATTTCTTGTCATAAGCATCTTTCAAAATTGCTGTCATCTCTCGGTCAAAGTCTTTTAGATCGCCTCGCTGGCCCCTTGTTTTGTTGCCCCAACCAGTCAGCTGCCCGATGGATACGGCTTCTGCTATGACCTTTAATTGCTGGTTCACCCACTGCTCCCACATATCTTCATCACTGAGCGGTATCTCGTCAGCTGGCGGCGGGGCTGGGGGCTCGGCAGCTGGCTTTGCCGGCTGGGGCTGTGGAACCCCGCCGATATTGTCTGGCCGCTCTTCTTTGAAGGCGTCAGCTTCATCCTCGGAATAGACAAAGCCGGCCACACCGATCAGTTTCAGAATCACGCGATCTTTTGCGCGCTTCTCTGCCATAGCGAAGGGATAGCTGTTCTTGTTGTTGTAGCTAGCAGCTTCACCAACAGACCATTCAAACCGATCTTTGAGCCGGCCTGAGACAAGCACGGCTGCGTATTTCTTTTCGGCGCTCGCGTCGATTATTGTCGGCACGTCAAAGACAATGCCCAGGTGTTCTGCGACTTGCTCTAGCGCTTTATGCAAAGCCACCGGGGTGCCGTGGCAGTCCCAGGTGGCCTGGCTCTTGTTTAGCCCTATCTCTTTGAAAATATCAATCAGGGCTTGTGGCAGCTCACTCATAGATGCCCTCCAGTAGCTCGCGTCCAGCTGGGGTGATCTCCCACACAACCTCTTGCCGGCCTCGCTCATTCTTTGCGCGCCTGCCGCTATCAATGACCAGGCTCATGCGCTGCAGCTCGGTGAGACGAGGCTTGACGCTATACAGCCAGGCGCCCATCTTGTCGGCAACCTGACTACCAGTTAGGCCGGGCTGGGCTGAGGCGAGGCTTTGCAGGGCTTGTAGCCTCAGTCCAGTTACTTTGGTTGCGATAAACTCAGCGGCCTCGCGCTCAGTGTCTTTGGCGTTTTTATGCACGTTCGGGCCAGGATCACCGGGCCAGTCTAAAAGATCTGCTTGCATTATCTTGGGCTCCATAGCAGTGGGTCAGGGAAAAATACCAGCAGGGCAAAGCAAATAACGCCCATACTGGTGAAGAAAAAAATCGTCGCAAATATTTCACGAATCCATTCCATTACAGTCATGACAAACTCCATATCTTTTTGGCTTCATCGAGATAGGTCTGGGTTTCACGCCAGCACAACGCTCGCCAGTCAGGCGAGACTAGGCCGAGCAGCTCGTCGGTATTGGATGCAGCTCGCAGGATATTTTCTGTAACTTTGCAGTGCGAGATTGTCTCTTGGATCACGTCCTGCAGATAATCGTCACGCAACTCCGGTGCGTTCTCCGGTGTAAAGACCCGATAATCAGATGCGCTGGCATATACTAGGAAGGGTGGGCGCTTGCCGTTCAGAGCCCAAAACCCTGCACACTGGAACACATTGTTCATATCAAACATGCCAGTCAGTGAGTTGGGAAGCCGGGCAGACATCCATCCCGTTTTGGATTTAGAGCTGATACTCGACCATTTTGTCTTCAGATCACCGCGCCGCACATAATCCGGCCGTGTGTCATACGGCACAGCCAGGCCGGGCAGGGTGTCTTTGAGCTGTATTTCACCCAGGATACGATTATCGCCAGCCATAGCCTCTTGCAGTCCGAGCACGGCGTGTTCGACGACTGACGCAAACTCATCCAAGTACTTTGCTTTTTTGTCTGCGTCTTCTGAATCCTTGGGCTTGTAGAATTGCAGCTGCTCTATGCCTGCCTGGGTTGCCTCGGCGAGCTCAAGCGTATTGCCATGCTCGTCTGGAATTAGACGCAAATCTGTGGATGTTTGTGCAGCCTTGCCGCCCTCCATATTGGACGAGCTGCGGCCGTCATGCAGCCGATGCAGAACATGCCTGGCTAAAAGCTTATCTTTGTCTGTTGATTGTTTGTCGCTGAGTGTATCAAACGCTTTGGTGATCTGCGGCCTGATAACAGACTTTTCCAGTAGATCTTTAGCGCGATCTTTTGATCTTGGGTTGCTGTGGCCCGTAAATCCATGCCGAGCCGACCAGTCGGGTATATCTAGTAACATGGCGTCCTCTCCAGTCTGAACTGGAAAGAACCTAATTGGCTTTACTTATTACGTCAATAGCATTTCTTATTCTGGTACAAAATCACTATAAATATGATAAGGCGCTTGCTGATCAACCCACTCAACCTGGCGAACCTTGTTTCTCAAAACCATACTTATGACGGGGCAGGCCCATTGCAGTTTGATGTCGTCGTGAGCGCCGAAAAATTGTGATGTGATCTTGTAGGTTTTGTGGCCGCTCTGGTACAAAATACCATAAAGCAGCACACCCTCGGCGCTCATGCAGTAACAGTAATTCCCGAATGAGTGTGGGTTCACCTCTTTGTTAACGGCTCCAGAGATGTCAACCATTTCCAGCATACCATGTTGCCAAGTGACACTTGGATTTTCAGCATCAGGAATATCCCAGAAGACCGCCATCGTGTTGGGATCATAATAGTCGTGCATGTAAATGGCTTTTTTCTTGTACTTGTTCATTTGCGGCGTCTTGAAGTGGTGGCAGGCAATGAGTGGCGGCGTTTTTTTCTGTCCCAGCCGAGCGAAATCTTCTGCTGTCCATTCAACTTTGTCGGATTCCATGACAACGCCCATGATCGGCACCGGCTCAAACTGGAAAAATATGTGGTGCGGTGTGCAATTCAGTATCTTTGCATATTCCTCAGCGTCAGTCAGGCTGATGCCAATGTCGCCGGATATGTGCCGCGACAATGTGGGCGGCTGGATTTGCTTCAGCTCCGCGACCTGACGCTTGTTGAGCTTTGGGCCTCGCTCCCCACTGGTCTGAATCATTTTATCTAAATTATTTGGCGGCATAAAACTTTCCTGCTTTGTCACCATTATGCTGCTCCCTTTGTCTGAAAACGTCAACCTACCGAAACAAGTAAAGAGCTTGTCTTAATATGTCAACTAGATTACTCTCTGGAAAACATAGTCAGACGGAATATGTAAATGCTATTGAACGATTATAGGCTGAAAAAGGGCTGGCACTATACGGATTTAGCCCGTCTAGTTGGAGTTAAACACGCCACGATAGTGCGCCGCTGGTGCCTGCCTTTTGACGACAAAGAGCGGCTGATACCTCGCGCCGACAACATGGATAAGATCATTTTGCTGACCAATGGAGAGGTCATGCCGAATGACTTTTATCTGCGCCGTGACTGAGGACCAGCTGCAAAAACAGGTGGCGCAGTGGCTGCATATCGCATTGCCGCCCGGCTGTGTCTTTCATCATTCGCCAAACGAAGGCACCCGGCATGTCGCTTTCAAACAGAAGCTCAAAGCTAGTGGCACCAGGTTCGGCTGGCCGGATCTCGAAATCTTTGTCCCAGCTGATCAATCAAAGACTGGCTTGAGCTCGTCAATATTTATTGAGCTCAAGAGGCCAAAGGGCGGGTCGCTAACGCAGAATCAAAAGCAGCTACGCGATGAATTGCAGCTGGCCGGCACCAATTGGGGCTTGGCTCGATCTCTCGAGCAAGTCCATGAGATCCTGGCGCCCCTGGTCAAGCTGAGGGCAGGGCCATGATGCGTATCTGCGATTTTAAAAACCATTACACACGCTGCAAAAAAGGCTGGGTGTACATGCCTGATGGCATGGGCTGCGTCCAGTCTGAGCTGTGTCCAAAATGCGATGGAGAGGGATTTATTTATGACGAAATTATCATTAGACGCGACACGCCTGACGCTAACGCCTCAAGCAGTCGAACAAGCAAAATCGATCGACCCGTCAGTCAGCAATGCCAAAGAGGCAGCGCAGAGTTTGAAGGGTGCTTTGACTGACAGCATTTTAGAGCGAGACGAGAACGTTGAGTATGGCATTTGGGTAATGAGCAAATGCGAAAACACGCCAGAAGGCCGTGACTATTACGAGCATGTTGGTGATGTCCATGACTTAGAGCTTCTAGATGCGATTAAGCCCGGACTATCTGCCTGGTTCCAAGCCAAATATGCAAGCAACAATGACGCCTATCTGGACGTGGAAAAGCGCGGCACTGTGCCGCTCTGGATGACGATGACCGCGTCAAACGATGAGGATTTGCAAGACAAAATCTTTGGCTCTGTCTACCGGGAAGATATCCAATGACAGAGGCCGATGCCAAACCAAAGCGCTGGAGACCGCCGCCTGGATATCAATATTACCAGAGCTTTGATGTCGATGTTGAGGTTAAGTACGTCAAAACATTCCGCGTCCGGGCAATGAACGAAAACCATGCGAGAGATATTGCTGAGAAACGTGCCAGACAAACCCCTTTATATTACCAGAGGCGTAGTTATCGCATCGACAAATCGACTTGTGAATTTAACCCGGCGGCAGTCATCAAGATTGATTTAGATAAATGACCAGGCAGAAAGATGACTGGTATCCAACCCCCCACACAGCAATTAAGAGCCTGCTGGATGTCGAGGTGTTTGACCCTGTTATCTGGGAGCCGGCAGCTGGTGACGGGGCTATATCCAAGGTGCTGGAGCTGGCCTGCTATGAGGTCGTCAGCCAGGATCTAAACGACTATGGCTATTGCGCTTCCGGCCTGGACTTTTTGATGGCGACAGAGCGTGAGGCTGACTGCTTAGTGACAAACCCGCCATATAAGCTCGCTCAGCAGTTTATCGAACATGCCATAGGGCTTGGCGTCAAGAAACATGCCTGGCTGCTGCGCCTGAGCTTCCTAGAGGGGCGTGGGCGCTTCCTGGAGCTGTTTGATCATTACCCACCATCACGAATCCATGTGTTCTCCAAGCGCCTGACGATCTGGAGGGGCGGCGAGAAGCCTGCTGGCACCGGCACGACTGCTTATGCCTGGTTTGTGTGGAACAGCAACTACAACGGCGTCCCGCAGCTGGGCTGGATATGAAGAAAAAGAGATTGATGCCAGCACCAAGACAAACAGAACCAGAGCCATGCGTTGTTTGCGGCGCCATGCACCAGCTGCACATGGGAACCTGGATCATCACAGCCAACAAGGATCTGCTTTGTGCAAATGATCGGTGTTGGCGCATCGCAGTAGAAAGGGAAAAAGATGGGAAAAAATATCAAGACAGATTGGGACAAGGCCACGATTAAGCAGCATAAGAAGGATCGAAAGTGGAGCGATAAACAACGCAAAGCGCAGTCGGAGCGGCTCAAGAAGGCCTGGGCTGACAAAAAGGCGAGGGAGGATCTGCAGACCTGGCACGATATTGGCGGCAAGACAGATCCCTGGTGGAAGCCTATTTTTGCTTTATTCCGTAAAGGGGCTTGACATGATTCGGGAACTGAAATTATGCTCGGCGCAGCCGCACATGCTTAGTACTATGCTTAGTATTGGTGCTTAGTATGGTACTTAGCGAAAACCCACATATAAATAATTTACTGAAGCAAACAGCTAAGCGATCAAGCTTAGCATATAAGCAGGCGGTTCAAAGATCTGAGCTATCGCCTCTCGATGAGCTACAGCGACGTATTTTCAAGCGTCTCAGGCCAATGTACTCCGCAGATAGGTTCAAGGATTTATCACGCCATGTTAACGAGCTGTCACCGCTCGACCGCCAGGATTGGCTACAAGCCAAACAGGACGAGCTGGATGGATTACGCTAGGCTAAGCATAGCTGATTTGGACGAGCTGTTCATGGAAGCAGCAGAGACTGAGCGTAAAATGCCTGCCGCCATGCGTAGGCAAAAAATGTCAGCATGGCCCGATTACGTGAAGGATGGCATGGCTTATGGCTACAATGCCTTCGAAGCACCCAGGCTGAAGGCAACGCCGGACCAGATCGACAGGTATGACGCAGCGCTGCATCTAGCGCTCACCAAGCTCGATGACCCAGACAGACGCCTGGTATGGGCTGTGGCAGCCTCAGCTGCTTACCGCCAGCGAGGGCCACGCTGGACAAAGCTAGCTATTATTCTGGGCTTGAATGACCCAAGAATCGTCAAGCAGCGGTACAAAGATGCGCTAATACGGCTATATTATATGCTTTAAACGTAAAGACTATTGACGCGAATGTACCAAATCTGGTACTGCAAAAGATAGCATCGACTATATGTCGCTGTTAGATGAACTGCGGTTCATTCGCTGCATGGTTGGACCCTCTGTTGTAATGGGACTGACGCATTGTTTCCTTCCTTACGAAACCTGACCGGCTGTTTGTTGTTTTCCCGAGCAACAGGCAGCCGGTATTCTTTGAGGCATCATGGCTAAGAGACGAGTTACAAAGGCTCAGATGACGACGATCTGTGAGCGTATTGCTGACGGAATCAGCCTGACCAGGATCTGTAACCAGGATGAAAGCCTGCCCAGCTGGCGCACTGTGCTCAGGCATGTGCAAGAGGATGAGGAAGCTTACACAAGCTATAGGACAGCCAGAGCTCTGCAATGTGAGGTGATGCGTGATCAGATCATAGACCTGGTTGAAGCACCATTGCCAGATGATCCCAAGCTAGCAATGGCTGAGGTACAGCGTAGAAGGCTCGAGGCAGATCACAAGGACAAGCATATAAGGCAGATGCAGCCACTGGGGATCAGAGACAAGGCTGAGGATAGCAAGCAGGCAAGCGGTACGATCACGCTGACCTGGGGTAATGCTGAGGCTCCAGGTGTTGTGCAAGATATATAAAAGACAGGCAGCCTGACAGTGCTCGCGCGCACGACCCCCAAAGATTTTGTTTGTTCTGAGATTGATGCCGGATCTCGAGAGCTTGGCACCGGCTTGGCACTGGGCGCCTGGCGTGGCGCAGAAACATTGATCAGAGTAACGGGATGCGTACCTGTTTACTGGGCGATTTTCCTGCGACGGACCCCACCCACACCCAAAGTAGGCCGCCGAATCTATAGCGTATATAACCCTATCATGAGCCTGTCTCTCACATGAACATCGAGATCCCCTATACGCCAAGGCCATTGCAAGCGCAGCTCCATGCTGACCTGAGCGCCAAGCGCTGGGGCGTGGTCGTGCTACACCGCCGAGCTGGCAAGACTGTGATGGCTATTAATCACTTGCTGAGGGAGGCTGTGCTCAATCCGAATACGAACCCTCGCTGTGCCTACATAGCGCCGACCTATCGGCAGGCTAAGGCTGTTGCCTGGGATTACTTGAAACAGTTCGCCGGCAAGATACCAATGGCCAGGTTTCATGAGACGGAGCTGAGGTGTGACTTGCCTAATGGCGCGCGGATACAGCTGCTGGGTGCGGAGAACCCGGATAGTCTGCGTGGAATATATTTGGACATGGCTTGTCTTGATGAGATGGCCGATATGCCAGAGAGCTTGTTTCCTGAGATCATCAGGCCGGCGCTGAGCGACCGTAAGGGCAAGGCGCTTTTCATTGGTACGCCAAGGGGCCACAACGCTTTCTATGAGCTTTACACGGCTGCTGAGAGCCAGGACGATTGGTACACGGCGATCCACAAGGCTAGTGAGACTGGCATATTGGATGCAGAAGAGCTGGATGCTGCCAGGTCCATGATGTCAGCTGATCAGTTCGAGCAGGAATTTGAGTGCTCATGGGTGGCTAATGTGCCAGGGGCTGTTTTTGGAAAAGAGCTCCC